ATGATCACCGACACAAAGCTCAGGAAGGCGCTCGGCAAGAAAAGAGATGATATCGAGATTATTTCTGATTCGCACGGGCTCAACGCCAGAATCAGCCAGGCCGGAAAAATATCATTTTTCTATCGGTATCGCTGGGCCGGTAAAGCGGTAAAACTCAATGTTGGTGATTATCCTGCAATGAGTATCACCCAGGCAAGAGAGCGTCGCCAACAATTCAGAAACTGGTTAACTGAGGGTCTGGATCCGCGAGAGCAGGTGAAGCTGGATAAGCAGACCCGACAGGAAGCGATGTCCGTTGCCGAAGCGTTCAATTACTGGATTGAAAGGCACTGTATCGCTAACGGGCTAGTTAAAGTCGATTACTATCGCCAGGTGTTTGAGAAACATATCGCCGAACCGATGAAGAATGTCAAAGTCGATAACACAGCGAAAATGCACTGGATCAACGTCTTCGATTCTATAGAAAGCAGGGTGATGGCTCATTACATGCTTTCGCTGTGCAAACGGGCGTTTAGGTTCTGCGTTAACAGAAGTGTGATCGCCTCAAACCCACTCGAGGGATTACAGCCATCTGATGTCGGGCAAAAGCCTAAAAAGAGAACTCGCAGGATGGACGATGACGATCTGCGCAAAATCTATCAGTGGTTGAAAAGCCATATGTCGATAGAGTCCGTTTTCCTGGTGAAATTTATTATGCTTACCGGATGCCGTACGGCTGAGATTCGACTTAGTGAGAGATCATGGTTTCGATTGGATGATAATGAGTGGGTCGTGCCTGCGGGCAGTTATAAAACTCGGGTACATATTAGAAGGGGACTCTCAGACGCCGCCGTTAACTTGGTCAGAAATCACCTCAAGAAAATAAACACCAATCACCTGGTGACTTCACAACGTAAAATTGATGGCGGGATCAAAGATTCGCCCGTTCATTCACCTGTGGCATCCAATTACGCCCGTTCTATTTGGAATGGAACAGGTATGGCAGAGTGGTCGCTTCATGATATGAGGCGGACGATAGCCACAAATCTCTCTGAGTTAGGTTGCCCGCCGCACGTAATTGAAAAGCTGCTCGGGCATCAGATGGTGGGGGTTATGGCGCATTACAACCTTCATGACTATATCGATGATCAGAAACACTGGCTCCGCGTTTGGCAGAGCCATCTTGAAGAGATCATCGGAGAGCCCTTCAGTTAATTTATCTTCTTTTTATCCTCCCACTCTTTGATTGACTCAGAGCGCCAGCGGTTAGGGTTGCCGGGCCAGTCAGGGGGTGGGAACGGGCATACGAAGCCCCGAGGCATTGTGTCTGCACTTTGCCATGACCAAAGGGTTTTGCGTGAAATTTTGTAGCGACTGGTCAGGTCTGACGTTACCAAAATATCATCCATAGCTCTCTCCAGTTGCCCGTTCGGGCCATTCAAAATCTTTTTCAACCAACCTGCCCGGGCAGGGAGCGGAGACGGCGCATGCCGGTCATCGCTGTGGCCACGTAGCTCGCCTTTCGGTTCACCACCTCCACCCAGACTTTCACGCCTTCAACCTTCACCGTATAAGTCTCTTTCATCTTGCTTCGCCCATAGTCGCCATATGTTTGCAAGTGAGCTGCCAGCGCGATGTCGCATGCTTGGCGAGCTAAAGGTGATTGCTTACTTCCTCGATTGATCAGTCGCATATAATCTCCTTGAGGGAGGGTTACCCCTCCCGGTCTCGTCAGGCCACGTATTCCGGTTTCATATCCGCCAGGGTGATGCTGAATTGATCGTGCAGTTCATCGCCTAAGTGACGCTTTGAAGATGCAAGCATGCGCTCGGCTTCAGCGAACCGTTCGGCTGCATGCGGCTCGTCGGGCTGGGGCAGGGATTTAATAGCCTCCTCAACCTTGTTGCGTGCATCCACTAGGTAATAACGCTTTACGGCTTTGTTTTTCAGCTCGGTGAATAGTGCGGATCCCAGCGTAGCTTTCGCCGTTTCAATGTCGGCACGCAGCGATTTGGCGCTATCCACGTCCTGAGCAGATTCGATGCGTTCGCGGAAATCATCGGCAAGAGAGTCGACATTTACCGACGATTCCTGTGCGCTTTGCGTGGTTGTGACGGTGTCACCTGAGATATCAGCCAGGCTAACGCGTTGCGGCGTTGGGTTGATCTCTTTTTCTGTGCGCTGTTCAATCTCATCAGGGGTGTACACACCAAGAACAACTGCAGGGCAATACAGGCGCGCCCAGTATTTGAGTGCCAGATAAGCGATCTGCTGTTTCGGGTTTGATACCCAAAGTGGAGAATTACGTGTGATTACGCTGGAGAGGAAAACAGGCTCTCCCCAGGTGATATCACTTTCACCGCGAATAACGGCACCTACCCGTACCGACAGTCCTTGTTCATCAGCACTTTCCCAACCGCGTACCATTTCTTTCTTGTCGTACGTCCCGCCACCTTTCGCAGGCTTTTTAACGGTTATCTCGCGGCTGCTGGCACATTTCGACCAGTCGCCCTCGTACTCATAGTGAAAGCGGCCAACGATGGCGTTTGAGCTGGAGATCACCGCATTAACCAGTTGCGCTTCGTATCCCAGGACACCGTTAACCAGGTGCGTCTTTTGCGCCACGGCGTAAGGGTTCATACCCCACTGCATCGCCTGCATGATGATGGCCATGCAGTCTGCCGGATTGCCGCGGAGGTGCTCAGGCACCGTTACGGCTGCCTGTGCCATCAACCCGGCGACAGACTGAAGCTGGGTTAAAGCCTGCACGTTGAAAATGGCATTGCTGGCTGAGATCGTGTTTGGAGTCTGCTGTTCAGCGGTTACGATATTCGTGTTTTCCATCATCATTCCCCTTATGCCTGAGTACGCAGCGCTTCAAGGCGGCGCAGGTCGAAGTCGTTCAGTTCGTCGGTGTAGTCAGCAGTGATTGGCGCTGGCCATTCACCTGTGTCGAATCCGGTTGCGATATTGCGCATCGCTTTGCGGTACTCGAGCATACCCAGCTCCAGTAGTTCAGCGGATGCCTCGATGATGGCGATCCAGTGGTAGTTCTCGTCTTTGTTGACGAAAATCCAGAAGAACTGATCCAGCGCTGCGGTTTCGCAGTACATAGCCGCGCTCAGGTGATAATCACGTTCAATAATTTCCCGGTGTAGCCTGGCGCGCAGGCTTTCCTGCTTAACATTCCACATGCTGATGGTTTTCAGGTCTGCACCTATACGCACGCCATCCAGGTCGATCTCAAGGTCAGGGCGCACACGAACTTCCAAGCCCGTCTCCTCGTCAAAACCAAAGTAGCTCACCTCAACGGCTCGGCTAGGGTGGGTCAGCAGCATGCCGGCGGTCGGGTGTGCCAGAAGCGCTTTTTGAATATTCAGCGCGGTGCTCAGCTGCTGGCGGGTGACCAGCACTTTTCCTTCCGGGTTATCGCGCCAGGCATCCAGCAGTTCGTCGGCAAATACGGCATCTGGTTTGACTGCCTTCACGGCCTGGATCATGTCTGCTTTGGTACCGGACACTTTCAGTGGTGCCGGTTTCTGTGCTTCCTGAGCCACAAGGTCAGGGTTGATGATTGCCAACTGCTCCAGCAGCGCGTCACGGCTGCCGCCGGTTAAAACCAGCGGCGGCAGGGTGGCGTTGTACTCTTTAATGCATGCCTTCATTGCCGTCGCCGTCTGCTTCTGGTCACCATCAATACGCTGGAAGTCAGCTGGCAGCGCCATATAGTTCTGTGCCGTTTCTTCCAGGTTAGCGCCAAGCGGAACCTGCGGCGGCAGGGTGGCGTTGTACTCTTCCAGTAACACCTTGATGTCGTCGGCAGACAGCAGCGCCGGCAGGCTGGCATTGTGCTCATCGATAAAGGCGCGCAGGGTCGCGGCCGTTGTGAATGCGCCTTCAGGGATCACCGGTTCAACGCTGAATTCTGCGTCCAGTAGTTCAGGCTGCAACGCCAGCGCATGCACCAAGTTGCCCATGTCCAGCACCGCTGAGCGCTCTTTGACGATGGTTTTCTCTACGTGGCGCGCATTGAAGTACATCAGCGAAACGCGCGCATCTTTCACCTGGGTTGAGCTGATGCCGTTGGCGGCGTGGTAAACCTCGTTTGGCAGCCCTTCATAGCGGCCTGGCTCGAAATAAGCGGGATAAACAACAGCTGGTTCGTCAGATTGCGCTTCTGGCTCGGTTTGTGCTGCAACTGGTTCGGTTTGGCTTACAGAATCGCTATTTTTGGCGACAGAATCCGTATTCTGGTTTACATCGTCCTTCTGGCTGGTATCTGACTCTTCACCAGACTCCAGACTGCTTTCGCCTGGCTGTACTTCATCACCAACATTTTTTTCATCACTGACAGTTTCTTGAACCTGCACATTGCTGGTGGTTTCCGTAGCCTGTTTCGTGCCATGAGTTGCTGAGTTCTGCAGTAAAGCCGTAACATCGAATATTCCGTTGCCGACATTTTTAACCAGTTCTTGTTCGGCTTTATGTGGTTGTGCTGTCGCTTCCTCTGCGCGGCGGCGTGCTTCTTCTTCACGTACGCGTTGCAGGTTCTCTTCGTGAGTGCAGAAGGATTTGCGCGGAGACTCCTTACCTTCAGGTTGGGGAATTTCCTGTGCTGCGGGTTCAGCCTCATGCAACGGCAATAACTCGACCGCGGAATTGAACGCGGCTGTCATGGTCTGGTTAACAAATTCCAGGTGAGCGACAGGAGTTAAATGAATATTTTCCGGTGCGATACGTACCAGGTTAAAAATAGCCGTGCGGTTAACACCCAGAACGCCTGGCTGATTGCGCAGGATGTTGCTCCATGATTTCCATGGTTCTTCTTTTTTGGTCACGATTTCTTTAGCGCGACGAAGAATGCTGCCCGGGATCTCGAAGTGGTTGAAGTCCATAGGCAGAAGGGCACATGCAATCTCTAAATCGAGAGTGTCAAGGGTATGGTATGTATCAGGTCCACGGTCAGTGACGTAACCGCCGTTGGCATTGGTTCCGGAATCAGTACGCTGCACACTACTGATGCGATTACCGGCGGCCCATTCGCGAACGAGGATACCGCGGTCGATGTGATCTGTAGCGAACCACAATTTCAAAAACTGGATTAAGGTTGCGAGTTCAGGGATTTTTCCATCGACAGGGAAGACTTTCTTAACGGCATTCACGACTTTATGAATATCGTGCTCAATGGCTTTTTTGAATGCTTCCACATTCTCAGCTGCCAGCAGCAGGTTCTGGACGTACGCGTCATCGGTGTCCATCTCAAGGCGGACAATCTCATTTTTCTGCCCTGCGTCGATGTGATAGAGATATTCACCATCACCGATGAACTGAGCCAGTACGCGCTGGCGGAATGGCAGGGTGGCAACAACGATCAGGTTCGGTTGCTGTGTCTGCTGGGATTGCTCTTCGGTATCGACTTCACCATCAACGACGCCACCTTCTGCCCGGCCGTTCTCGTCGGTCTGGATACCGTCCTCAACAGTGAGATCTTGACCAGTTGTAACGTCAGCAGCGTTGCTGGTTTCGGTTTTGAGCAACTGCAACTTACCACTGCGCCAGTCTTCTACCAGTTGATTGCGGTCACCGGCATCGGTGTTCACCCAGTCAGACATGAATGCAGCGATCAATCTTGGTTCGTGCTCTTCGTCTGGTGTGAAAATGTCCTTAACCGCCCGAATCATTTTCCACTCAGCATTCAGGCTGAGTTTGGCGGTCGCGGGCACATCGTTCCTTGCCACAAGCAGGCTATGGAGATATGTATTGCCTTCATCCAGTGACATTTCGCTGGCAGCCAACTGCTGCTCTTTAGTGACGTGGGTTTGGTATTTATCGTTCATCAGATGGACGGCAAAGCGGACCGCTGGAGTACGGTTTTCAACCGGGACAATTTCGGACGCAGTCGCATCTTCAACGATTACGGTCGGAGTAGGTGTGTAGGGGGCGTCAACGGAACCAGTAGACACACCAGCGGCTTTTGGCAGCCAGGTGCGCCCATCGTCCTGAAGCTCGTAGCGATCACACCAGGTAAAATCAACTTCGCCTTCTTTCGGCAGGCCGTCGACAACTGGGAAATCAGTGCGAATCGGTTTGGCGTAGTCCTTACCCCGACCTGTTTCGATACCTGCATCTTCCAGCGCAACATCCAGCATCAGATTGGCGCGAGCCTCGGTTTTAGCAGTGAACCAGACCACTGCATCTTGCTTTCCGGATTTCTGAGTGGCTTTAACCACATTAAAGAATTCCATGTGAGATCCTCATTTTTGGGTGTTAGAATCCCCGGACCATTGATAGCGCCCATTGGGTTAACTTTGGTTTTAATGTTGTTTCCGGTGTAACTTTGGTCGGTACCACCGGACGTAGATCCCGCCTTGCGCGGGTTTTACGTTAGCCTTCGTGAGCCATCTGGTCGTGCGAAGCGCAACGTTTGGAGCAATACTCTTTTTCTTTGCGCGCCAGCTGTGAGCCGTTGCGATAGAGAAGGGTGCTCTTGATTACTTCCTCCGTTTTAACCGGCTTGCCGCAATATCCGCATTTCTTGTCTAACATGACATCCTCCGCTAGTGGCTGAGTCCATGCCCCAGACCGTTCAGATAAACTTCAACCAGCAAATCCTTGGTGTAAGTCATTTCTACGCCGCGATGCAGATACAAACGTCCGCGAGCGTTAGCTGATGCCGTCCAGGTTGAATCTTTGTGTTTGACGAGCATCCCCGGCTGAACTGCGCCGCGGTTTACTGTCTGTGTACCGTAGTGCTGATGAACCATGATGTTCTCCAGTTTTTCTGAGTGAACTTCGCTGGTGGTGCCGCGGCGCTGATCTTCACGGTTGAGCGTTTTAACTCTGCAATTCACCACCGCGAAGCTCACTCTGTGCTTTGCCCTTGTCGCCAGGCTGGCGGAACGTTTCAAACCTACTGCGCGTTAATCTCACCACCTCATTCCGGTCTTCGTATGCCCCGGACGGCTTCTTCGTGGGCGTCCTGCTTTGGTGGTTGTGTTGATGGAGTAATTAAACACAATGTTTATTTGCGTGTCAACATAATGAGTGTTTTTATATAAACAAAAAGTTTAGTTGGTTGCGCTCGTTGGCACGAGTAGTATGTTTTGTGGTCTATTTTGTGGTTATAAAAAAATCGATGAGGGTGAGTTATGGATCGTGACGAACTGGAAGAAGACCGCGCAGCGTTTATTGCGGGGGAGATTGGTGGCGCAGTTGTCAGTCTGATAGCTAACGGGATTGTGATCAGCCGCGATGCGATTGTGGATAGTCTAGAGGCTAAGCGCAGGGTAGTGGGAAACGTCATTCACAAGTGGGTATTGCGGGATGCGGTTGCTATGGTGAGAAAAGGGCAATAAAAAACCCAGTTCGGTAACTGGGTTATTGCTTTATTCAACAGATGATGGGGGGGTCGGTGCTTTCTTAAAGATCGACCACTGAGAAATGTAGGTCAGCAACCTTGAGCTTAACTCGAGTTCTTTTCGTAATATTTCGTCATAACGTTTTTTTGCTGCTTGCATGGTCGCATCACTAGCGTGATTGTCATCCATAATGATCTTTAGCCTTTTCTTTTCTCGGCTTGAGCATATTGTAAATAACAGACCTGTAAATGACATTCCACCAAAATCCTTTAACGTTTTGATTACAAAAAGAAGAATCAAAGACAGAAAAGGAACAGATCTGTAGGCCCAATCACGAAACTCACCGTCAGGAAAGAAGATAGGAATAGCATCTGTAGCATAACCACATATGAGGGAGACAATTAGAAAAGGTAGTCCATTTTTAGCTACATTTTTAACGTTATCGTTAGCCATGATTTTTTCCCGAGAACGATTTCGAGTCAACATGTAACTTTTGTGTTTTGACTACATAATACGCAAATCCAATCTTAACTAACCAATAAGCTACTGGTATGAGTGCTGCGTAAAGAGGGATATAGTACATAACCTTACCTCCTGTTAACCACACTATAACACCTAGCATCACTATTAGCGCGACAGAAAATGCTTTCAGCCCAACACAGCTATCAGGATGTGAAACACTGTTCCTTAGCAACAATATCCTGGATTCATCAAGTGTGTAAGGAATATCGCCAACATGATTTTCGATTTTTGGGAAGGTCTCAAATACTTCAACCCGATCAATCGAAATAATTGAGCTTGATTGATGATCTAAGCAAACTGCAGCCACTGTTATCCCTCTCGAACCTTTAGTGATACTCGGTTAGCAGCAAATGTGGCAATGAAACCACATTCTACACATATAACAGGGAATGCCCATATACCTCGGCCAGCTGAATGAGGTAGAGGAAGGGTAATTATTGCAGGATAGTCTTGACTATCTTCTCGTGGAGGAACTCCCCAAAGCGTATGCTTACAAAGCGGACAGGCCATCTCGCCATGTTTTTCTTCGAGGCGTTGAAAATAATCTCGAAATTCTTGTCTTGATATTGATAGCGTCAATGCTGTTGTATTGACACTTTCCTGACTTTTTTCTTCTTCAACCTGTTCGCCCATCTCAGCTCTCAATATAATGATAATTAACTGGTAAGTGAATTTTGCATATCGTTAAGATGTATCCCATTGGTACAGAAACATCTGAGGGGTAAGTAGCTTTTAACTACCGTGCTACTCACCATCCCCCTTAATCCGCCGTCCCATGTACTTGGCGTACAGTTCATCGAGTTCTTTCAACCGTAGAGATACGATCCGCAACATGTTCTGTTGTTCTTCTTCGTTTGGGAGTTGATTATAGAGTTCCAACAGTCTCCGTTCGTCGTGTCTCAAACCGTCCTTAGCATCCACGTCCTGACCTAGAACCCACTCAAGACTTACGCCTAGCGCATCGGCAAGTTTTATTGCTGAGCTTTTTCCTATCGCTCCTCTGACAAACCAGTTGTTGACTGATTGTGCGCTCACACCACAGATTCTCGCTATATCCGCTTTGGATATGCGCTTCTTCTCGATGATTTCATTTAACCGCCGAACCTGCGGGTTATCTGTTTGGTGTGTGTTTTTTCTCATATATCAAGATTCTAAACTAAAAGTTTATCGCCTCAACATTCATAATGTTGACTTGAACATAAACATAATGTTTAATTTGGTTCGTTATTACTTGGAGCCAAATATGAAAGCACTTGATAAAGCAATATGCATCGTAGGGGGTGCAACCCGTTTAGCAGAAAAGCTCAATGTATCCCCAATGACGGTCAGTCACTGGCGTCACCGTGACAATGGATTCGTACCGGCTAACCGTGTCATTCCTATTTTCAATGCTACAGGTGTAACTCCACATGAGTTACGCCCTGATTTGTACCTCAACCCTACGGATGGATTACCGGCTCAGGAAGCGAGGGCATAACCATGCAGTCACTATCACTTCATCAAAATAGCGGATATCAAACGGCTGCGATGATAAATCGCAATCAACCTGTCTCGGTAGATAAACATGACCAGATCCGCGATGCCGTTCGTGCGTGGGCGGGTGTAGATGGTCAGGATGTCGTTTCTGCTCTGATCATCGAAGAGTACCAGGCTCAAGGGGGAGACGAGATCACTTTCCCTGATGACCTCAGCCGACAGCGTCAGAAGCTTTTCCGCTTTCTGGATAACCATTTCAACAGCGAACGGTACCGCGAAAACGTTCGCCAGCTGACTCCGGCAATCCTCGCTGTCCTGCCGATTGAATACCGCAATCGTCTGCTACCAGAAGACAACGTAATGGCTCGTCTGGCAAGGCTGGAGAAGGAAACCAGCGAAGCGAAGATTGCTGTCGCAATGGATGCGCCACGTCATCAGAAGCTGAAAGAGTTGAGCGAGGGGATCGTGGAGATGTATCGCGTTGACCCTGGGTTAACCGGTCCGTTGATGGAAATGGTGCAGATTATGCTGGGGGCTATATGACCGGTTCAAAAATGGCGAAAGCCGCGGTGCTCGAACACCAACGGCTTTCAGGTGCAAAAACAGTGCGTAATTGCGGAGAACAGTATGTCAAACACCGCTGAAATAATCAATTTCCCAAATAAAACCGAACAACCGGGAGGTCGTATGGCCGACCTGTCGAACGGGTATACCAAGGTCGCTAACGAGATCCAACAGCTTAAGCCTCGCCTGAGACTGTCAGGCCGGGAATGGCAATGTTTTGAGGCGGTGATCTGGCTTACCTACGGCTGGAACAAGAAACAGGACCGCGTGACAAATACGGTTATTGCCGAGCTTACGGGCCTGAGCGATACGCATGTATCGGACGCGCTTAAGTCTCTCGCAGAACGCAAAATCATCTTTTCACAGAAGCAGGGCATGATGAAAATCGTCGGTGTAAACACTGACCTTTCAGCATGGATTTTAGACAAACCGGAAACGGGAAGAAAATTCCCGAAAACGGGAAAATCCTTCCCGAAATCAGGAATAACCTTCCCGAAAACGGTAGACACCCAATACAAGAACAAGAACAGTATTAAAAGATCTTCGTCCGAGAATTCTGACGAATCCTCTGACGCACGTCTGAAGAAATTTTTATCAACTCATCCTGAAGCTGCGGTCTACACACCATCCGGTGCGAAGTGGGGCTCTGCTGAAGACCTCGAGACAGCTAAGTGGATTTCCTCCAGGGTGAAGCTGATTAACCCAACCTGCAAAGCCCCGGACATGACCTCCTGGTCTAACACTGTTCGCCTGATGCGCCAGATAGACGACCGGTCGCACCAGGACATCTGCGCGCTGTATGACTGGGCTAGCAAACACCACTTCTGGCAGACCAACATCCTGAGTCCCGAAAGCCTGCGTAAGCAGTGGGACAAGCTGACAATGCAGCGTAACGCCGGAGGTGAGCAGCGCGCTGTCAAGCCAGATCTGGACTTCAACAACACTGACTGGGCCTATGGGGTGATCCGATGAAATCTCTTGCAGAGCAGATGCGTAACCACGACCGCGAGCAGATGAGCCGCATGGCCCATAACCTGCCAGAGCAGTACCAGGAGTGCGCGCCGGTCGAGCAGGTGGCGCAGGTATTCAACAAGCTGTTCAACGAGCTGCGCGCCGCGTTCCCGGCCAGCATGGCGAACTTCCGCACCCAGGAAGACCTGAACGAATTCCGCCGTCAGTGGCTGCTGGCGTTTCAGGAGAACGGGATCCACACCATGGCTCAGGTCGATGCCGGCATGCGCATTGCCCGCCGCCAGGAGCGCCCATTCCTGCCGTCGCCGGGCCAGTTCGTCGCCTGGTGCAAGCAGAGCGGCGGCGCGCTGGGCGTCAACGTTGACCAGGTGATCGCCGAATACTGGGACTGGCGTAACAGCTCGTTCGAATTCATCTCCAGCGAGCAATTTCCATGGTCGCAGCCGGTCATGTACCACATTTGCGTAGAATTGCGCCACCGCAGCACCGAGCGCCAGTTAACGCATGGTGAACTGGCACGCGAGGCAGGCGATCTGCTGGACATGTGGGAAAGGCGCGTCACCGAGGGTAAGCCAGTGCCGCCGGTACGCCGGGCTATTGCCGCACCAGCTGCCGAGCAAGGGCCGACGCCGATCCAGCTGCTGCTGGCCAAGTACAACCGCAACAAGTCGAACGGGATGGTGTGACATGAACATAACAATCCGTGAGCAGGTGCTGGCAGCCCTGCGCAACAACCCAGGGTTGAACAACGCCAAACTGGCAGGGCTTCCCAGAGTGGTACATCATCGATCAGGACTATCGGGGGCAGAAGTACGCGAAGGACAAGCAGGTTGCGCGTTGTGGCAACGCAGTTCCGCCGCCATTCGCCGAGGCACTGGTGAGGGCTAATTTACCGGAGCTTTGTCAGCAGAAAGAGATCGCAGCTTAATGTCCGAGTTTCAGAACATGGTGTAACAAATCCTGCTACTTCAATGACGTAGATTCAAACCTGATATAATTAGGCTCTTCACAACACGAGGAGCCTAAAATGCACCATTACATGATCCCTATCAACGGAACTGTTCACCTGATCAAGACTGACTCTCTAATCCCTGAAGGGACTGAGTATAGCTTTGAAGGAGAAAGTCTAATCTGCGCTCATGCCACTTTTAAATCTGGGACGTATGGCTTCCTGATACCAAAGGGAAATCAGTTGAATAGAGAGCATGCGTTCTGGCATGTAAGTGGAATTCACCCTAATCCCCTGGGAATGGATAAATCGTAATCCATAATATGCATGCCATCGTCCTGAACATACGGTGGCATGCATCCGGCACTACAACAGAAACGTTAAAGTGCAAACAATACAATTCGAGCAATATTCAACCTGTCACAGATGGCGAATACCACCGCCATTTCGTGCATTCTGTGGTTTCTATTACCCATTGCGTTAATGCTGTCCAATCATCAGCTCGCTGAGGCGCTGGTTAGGGCTAACCTACAGGAGCTTTGTCAGCAGAAACAAATAGCGGCGTAATAAAACATCGCTAATTCAACCCGCTACGGCGGGTTTTCTTTTTTTACTACTGACAGAAAATTAACAATTTGTGCTCTTAAAGCGTTGATCATTTCCGCGCATAGGTATACTGTATAAAAACACAGTAAATGCAATGGGGGCCATTATGAAAGTTGAATTAACCATTGATCGCATGAAAGAACTTCCTAAAGGCGCAGTACCAGCACTGGAGAAAGAACTGCTTAAGCGCCTGAATGATCACTATGACAATTGCAGGCTCACAATCCGCCGTGCCGGGGCCGATGGGTTAAGTGTTTTTGGTGGTGACAAGGACGATAAAAAGAAAATTGAATCAATCCTCCAGGATACCTGGGAAAGCGCTGACGACTGGTTTTATTAGAATTGCGCTTAAGGCTGGCGCGCATTTTTCAGAATACCGCAATTTGCGTAACCCTCTGATGCTGCTGCCGACAATCTTTAATCGCGTCTGTTAGTCGCTCGAAGGGAGAACATAAATGTGAGTGATTCAGCTTTGCAAACGTCAGAAGACAACTGGTATGACATTGTAAGAAGGTCTGACGGCTGCGTGGTGTTTAGCTTTCCTTCATCGGGCAGGCATCTAATTTATCGCGTCAATGGCATGGTTTCTATGCGGCCTTTGCTGGATGATGAAGAGGTCTTTACTCCTAATGGTTTTATGCAGTTTATTCACCGTCTCGGCTACCGGGTAACCCCACCTTCTGATAATATGAAATCAACGGTCTGAACAACCGTAACCTACTGCGCCACGGAGAGAAACCATGGCGCACGAACTACAACTCATCAAGCATTCCTCAGGAATCCTGATCCCCGCTACGCCGGAGACCAGTGATTTACTGCAATCAAAAATCAAACTCGGCTCCGTACTGGTGGCTGAGTTCCGGCAGGTACGCAACCCGGCCTTTCACCGTCGTTTCTTCGCGTTACTCAATCTCGGTTTCGAATACTGGGAACCCACCGGCGGGGCAATCTCCTCCAACGAACGCAAGCTGGTAACCGGCTATGCCAAGTTCCTTGCCTCATTCGCGGGAAGTGAAGCAGCACTCCTGGATGCTGCTGAGCAATATCTGGACCGCATCGCCGATAAGCGCGCCGGTAGTATCAGCATCTGCAAATCCTATGACGCATATCGTGCATGGGTGATCATCGAGTCTGGCCACTACGACGCCATACAGCTTCCCGACGGCACCCTTCGCAAACACCCCCGCAGCATTGCCTTTGCCAACATGGACGAAACCGAGTTCCAGCAGCTGTACAAAGCCGCGCTCGATGTTCTGTGGCGCTGGGTATTGTCCCGGGCATTCAAGGACCAGCGTGAAGCGGAAAACGCCGCATCGCAGCTCATGAGCTTTGCGGGGTGATGGCGATGAAATATTCCTGGTTCCACCATCACGAATGCACAACCGATCAGGCCGACGAGCTGGTGGCCAGTTACCGTCGTCGTGGCGCCACGGTAGAACGTAGCCTGAATCGCGACAACATCACCTGGACTATCAGCGCAAAATTGCCTGAATGCGAGCATCCGGCGCGTACACCAAGAACCTTTCGACAAAAGGTCTGGGGGTGATTATGGCTAAGTTACCGCGCCGGAAGTGCGCCAACAAGGAATGCCGCCAGTGGTTCAATCCAGTACGCGACACGCAGACCGTCTGCGGTTATGAGTGCGCCAGCGCCGTCGGGAAAGAGCAGACCAGAAAAGCCCGGGAGGCTGCACAACGCAAAGAGTCCGCCAAACAGCGCGCTACTGAGAAGAAAGAGCGAGCCGCCTGGCGCCAGCGTAAAGCTGCAGTTAAGCCGCTGAAGCACTGGGAGGATTTAACCCAGCGCGTCGTCAATGACTATATTCGCGAGCGTGACCATGATTTGCCATGCATCAGTTGTGGGACGTTCGAGACCGTCCAGTGGGAAGCCGGGCATTACCGCTCACGTGGGAAAGCGTCACATCTCCGCTATCACGAAGACAATATCAGTAAACAGTGCCACCACTGTAACGTTCAGCTGTCGGGCAATCAGCAGCAGTACCGCCTTGGCCTTATAGAGAAAATTGGGGCTGAACGCGTTGAGGCGCTCGAAAACAATAACACCCCGCACCGATACACCATCGAAGAACTCGAAGCCATCAGAAAGCATTACAGCGCGCTGAGGCGACAACTCGTCAAAGCAAGGGAGGCCGCATGACATTCGAATCCTACTTTGCCGATCACCTCCGCGTTCGTTGGCAACGATTGCGCTTATATCACTTTCCCGGCTCTGTGCTGACGGACTACCGAATACTGAAGAATTACGTGAAAACTTATGCTGGAGAAACACGATGAACCTCGAATCAATCGCAAAATACTTTGCACCGAAGTCCCCGATGTTCAGTGACTCCTCGCGGGCAACAGCTACAGACAATCTCACTGGTACTGATGTGATGGCCGCGCTTGGCCTCGTTAATGCTAAGTGCGGATTTGGTTTCGATCTTTACCTGGCAAAAATTGGCATCAGCAGCCCGGATCGGGCAATGGAGGCTCTATATGGTTCAGCCGTTGAGATATCACGACATTTCAGACCAGTTACTGAACTCGATGAAGGATTACGCCAACGAGTTCTCGAAATACTGTGCGCTTTTGCTTATCAGGATTACGCCCGTAGTGCGGCAAGCGTTCGCAAATGCGACTGTTGCGATGGGGGCGGCTTTACCGAGGCAGATATTTTCACAAATAAAGTTCAGTACCCGGATGGGAAACCGCCTAAATGGGCAAAAATCACGAAGGGGGTTTGCCCGTCCTATTGGGAGGAATGGAAGTCGGTACGGGAGACTGCGCGCGTTTTATGCTCAGCCTGTAACGGAAAAGGTGTTATCAGCAATGCGTGTCGCTGCCATGGGAAAGGGGAGGTACTGGACAAGAAAGAAACGGAGATGCAGGGCGTGCCGGTTATGAAAGTTTGTGAGCGCTGCACAGGCAGAGGTTATGCCCGACTGAAGTTCGCCAGTGTCCTGGAAGGTGTCCGCACTGCATGGGATGTGAAGAAAACCACTGCCTATGACCACATCCAGCCATTATTCGAATTGCTGGTAGAAGAGTGTCACCGGCAGGAGGGATATGCAGACAGTGCATTGAAATCAGTTACTCAATAGTAATTTTTTCTATGGAAGGTAAATTTTAGAGAAAATAGATATTGTAGTTTACGGAATTTTCGTCTAGTATCGGCTCTAACGCTGGGAATCCGTTCAATCGTTTCGACCAGCAATAAAATATTCAAGCCCTGCGGTTAACACCGTGGGGTTTTTGCGTTTCTGGAGGTAACGGCGAGGCGCTACCCTCGCCTTAACATTAAGGGAGGGTTTTCATTACGTTATCAATCTCCCTTCCTTCAAATCTTGAAGTCCAGCCGCAGGAGCCGCAATGGTACGGAAAATCATCGAACCCGCTTCCGACTTGTTTAAGACAGTTGGGACAATAAACCGCGCTGATATACCCACCCGCGGGATTTTTTCTAAAGGCCGCACCCATGTGCTCGACAAACTCATCCTTTGCCCGGTAAGCCGCTACTTCCTTCGCAAGTTCTACGCATTTGGCCTTCGCCTCGGCAAGTTCTTCTATGGTGGCAGCATGGGCTTTTTGAAGTACGTCGATCTGCTCTCCAATGAAAGCGATGCGCTCGCGCAGGACCTCGTTACTTTGCACAGCAGAAAGCGCGCCGATCCCGTTTTTAAGGGACGCGATAAGTAATCCTACATCCATGGTCATTCCCTAATTGTCTGTGGAATGACCAATTTAGCAATTTCCTTTGTCTGTGGAAAGCAGGGAAACCACGTGCCGGGCGTGGATAAATATCCCGGTATTGAATCGACTGTTGGCTGCCGCTTGGCGGCCTTTTTCATTTCAGGTTCACGGGAATCAATTGCTACGTGCTTTGTTGATAAATCCAGCCCGTGCAGCCTGACCCTTTCATCACACACAGCGCCATCCGAAAAATCGGAGGTGAGGCTATGACCAGAATGAGCACCATTTACAGCAGACTTTCATATGGAACAGGCACCACGCTGACCGGCTGCGGTGTATCAGCGAAGGCATATGCCGAAACAGCAAAAACAGCAAAAGAGGTGTCCTGGATGTTGGCCGACAGAATTGCAGGGTTAAGCCTGAGCGACTGGGCAATTATTGTCGGTATCGCATGCACTGTTATTACCTGTGCAGTGAACTGGTATTTCCGCTGGAAAGAACGGGAGGATCGTCGCAATGGCTATGCCACCAAAGCTGAAGAATAAACTAAGCGCAGCGGTCGTTGGTTTGATTCTTGCCGGGGCTTCCGCCCCCGTGATTCTCGATCAGTTTCTGGATGAGAAAGAGGGTAACAGCCTGACAGCATATCGCGACGGCGGCGGAATCTGGACAATTTGCCGTGGCGCCACGATGGTTGATGGCAAACCAGTAGTTCAGGGCATGAAGCTGTCTGCTCAGAAATGTGTCCAGGTAAACGCCATCGAACGCGACAAGGCGCTGGCGTGGGTTGAGCGAAATATCAAGTTACCACTGACCGAACCACAGAAAGCGGGTATCGCTTCTTTCTGCCCATACAACATCGGCCCCGGAAAATGCTTCCCGTCCACGTTCTATAAGCGAATTAACGCTGGAGACCGTAAAGGTGCCTGTGAAGCTATTCGCTGGTGGATCAAAGACGGTGGCCGCGATTGTCGTCTGACCAAAGGTCAGAAGAATGGCTGCTATGGGCAGGTAGAGCGACGAGATCAGGAAAGCGCGCTGACGTGCTGGGGGATAGACCAGTGAGTTTGCGTTATCAGCTCATTGCTATTTTGCTGCTGGTGGCCGTCGCATTCATCGCTGGTGATGTATGGAGTAGCCGCGGTTGGGAAAAAAAGTGGGCGGAACGTGATAGCGCGGAATCATCGCAAACAGCGAACGCGCAGACCGCCGCCCGCATGATTGAACAAGGGCGAATTATTGCCCGTGATGAGGCTGTAAAAGATGCACAAGCACAAGCCGCTAAATCTGCTGCCACTGCTGCTGGCCTGTCTGCCACTGTTAGCCAGTTGCGTACCGAAGCAACAAAGCTTGCCGCCCGGCTGGACGCCGCAAAGCACACCGCAAATCTTGCCGCTACCGTCAGAAGCAAAACAACCGACGCCGACGCCGCTATGCTCGCCGACATGCTCGGAAGTATTGCAGAAGAAGCTCAGCGATATGCTGGAATCGCTGACGAACGCTACCGCGCCGGGATGACGTGTGAGCGGATTTACGACTCGGTGAGAGAGTCAAACAATAACCCTATAGCCTCGCAATAAAAGGGGTTTTAACAGCGGTGATCACTGGGCTTTTGACTTTGTTGTCTTTAGGTTAAAATATTAGTTCTCATAAAATGGAGAATTTAATGTTTAAGCAATTCAGGCGCAATATTGCCTCTGCAAAGGTAAGAAAGTATATAGCTCACTGGATGGAAGTTATGTCGCTTACATTCAGAAATTCTATGGCAGGAAATTATATTGACCAGAAGGATTTAGACAGAATTAGCCTTGTTATTATTAGCACTGCAATCACTGAGGCAAAAGTTTGTAGTGGCATAATCATGACATGTGTTGCTGATGTGGCGGCTAGAGCAGGCATGACCGAAGAGGATTTAAGTTATCTTCCGTATCAGGTGCTTGCCATAACGAAAGGGGTGGAAGGTCGTTCCCCGTTAGAGTCTAAGAAAGGTATGCTTGGGCTCATTTCACCTGGTTATGAGTTTTCTGATCAGGATGCGGGTTGGTTCGATACTAATATTGAAATCATAACTAAGCAGCTTAAAAATGATCTGCGAAGCGTAGTTAACAAGTTGCAAGATTGATTATTTTCGCGTGATGATTTCATCACCACCTCCGGTTAGTTGCTATTAGTTTAGATTTTACAACAGGCATTCACCGAGTTCCTGTGATAATGTCGAAACTCATTAATCAGGTGCGCGAGTGTCGGGTAATACCGGTCCGGACGAAGCGTGACGCTGCTATAAGTTGGAGGATGGTGCAGACGACCAATATCTTCTGGCTCAATGGTCCGAATCCATTCCTGATTACCACACCCAAGCCACTGGCATCCGCTGGTGGCTTTTTTATTGGAGTAAGCAATGGCAAAACCGGACTGGGGCGAGCTTCAGCAACGGTTCCTGTCCGAACATGCCAAAACCGGCATTTCCCCGAAAGATTGGTGCGAAGAGCAGGGACTGAATTACACATCTGCGCGGCGCTATATCAAAAAGCCGACTGCGCAAAAAACTGCGCAGAAGAAAGTGCGCAATGCGCAGACTGAAAAAGCCCCAACAACTGTGCAGCGTGAGCAAACACCAATTGATGCGCATGCAGATGCGCAGGAAAGTGCGCAACCCTTCAACCTGCGCAATTACGGGCTGAACGATATGCAGGTAAGGTTTGTTGAGGAATATCTAATCGACCTCAATCGTACCGCCGCTTATCGCCGCGCCGGTTATAAAGGGGAGGGCAACACGGCTTACGTTAACGCCTCTCGATTGCTAAGGAATGCTAAGGTCAGCCAGGCAATCCGTGACGCGCTGGACGAACGCTCGCGAAGAGTGAAAGTAACCCAGGACGAAGTGTTGAAATGGTGGTGGGACATTGCGACGGCAGACGCCACGCAGCTGACTGAACACCACCGCGGCTGTTGCCGTTACTGCTGGGGGCTCGGTCATAACTACCAATGGCGCGACGCCGTCGAATTCAAGGAAGCCGAGGAAAAGGTTGCCGGGAAGGAAGGAGCCAAGCTACCGCAGGACACTGGCGGCTATGGTTACGACGGCACCGTAGACCCGAACCCGGATTGCCCGCGCTGCAATGGCGTCGGCATCGGTCGCTCTGTATTTCACGACACGCGTGATTTAACTGGTGCGGAGCGGCGATTATTCGCTGGGATTAAAGAGGGCAAATCTGGCCTTGAGGTCATCACCCGTAATCAGGATGAAGCAATGAAGATGGTGGCCCAACACCTCGGCATGCTGAAAACAAAAACCGAACTGAGCGGGCCGAATGGTGAGCCTATCCAGCACAGCCACTCTTTAAGTGCGGAGGATCTCACTGATGAGCAACTCGCCGCAATTATCGGCGGTAAGTAAGCAGGCAGCAGCCAGGGAACTACTCAAGCGGCGCAATGCGCGCGCAAGCCTTCACGACTTCATTCAGTACATTAACCCCGAATACATCACCAGCAAGTTCTCTCAGACGGTTTGCGATGCTCTGGATCAGTTTTTGCTGGATATGATGAATGGAGTGCGCCCGATTCTGATTCTCGGCGCGCCGCCGCAGCATGGTAAATCAGATATCGTTTCGCGTTACCTGCCAGCGTATTTCTTCGGCAAGTACCCGGAAATGCGCGTGGGCGCGCTGTCGTACTCTGCTGACCTGGCTGGAGACATGAACGCCGATGTTCAGCGCATTATGTCCACGCCGGAATACCGCAACATATTCCCGGGCGCATGGCTGGGTAATAAGCCCGACGATGGCGTCGCCGTAAAGCGGAACACCGACGAATTCGGCATAGCCAACCATAAGGGGACGTATGTTTGTGCTGGTGTAGGCGGCCCGTTAACGGGTAAGAAAATCGATCTCGGTATCATCGATGACCCGATAAAAAACGCCAAAGAAGCACTTAGCCCGACAACTAAGAAATCTATCTGGAACTGGTACGTATCCACGTTCAAAACGCGTCTGTCCAAAAACAGTGGCGAAATCATCATGGCGACCCGCTGGGCGACAGATGACCTGTCCGGGCGTGTGGTGGAAATCACGCCGCGCGCTAAGGTGCTGGCGTTCCCTGCAATCAACGAGCAGGGCGAAGCGCTGGTTCCAGAGTTGCACCCAAAAGAGAAACTGCTCGAAACCAAAACTATTCTCGGGGATTACTTCTGGTCTGCGATGTATCAGCAGTCACCAAAACAGGCTGGTGGCTCCATCTTCAAAGACGAATGGATCAAGTATTACCTCCCGAAAGACTTGCCGACCAACTTCGACATAGTCATCCACAGCTGGGATATGACGTTTAAAGACAGCGAAGGCACTGACTACGTTGTCGGTCAGGTGTGGGGTAAAAAGGGCGCCAATGCTTATCTGCTTCACCAGGTACGCGCGCGCATGAGCTTTACCGCAACGCTGAAAGCCGTTAAATGCATGGCTGACGAATACCCTAAAGGCTTACGTAAGCTGGTGGAGGACAAAGCTAACGGCCCGGCGGTTATTGATTCACTGAAAAGCACCGTAGCAGGACTCGTCCCCGTCGAGCCGGACGGCAGCAAAGTAGCCCGTGCGCATGCAATCACCGCTGTATGGGAAGCGGGTAACGTTTTCCTTCCCCATAAAGACATCGCACCGTGGATCACCGAGACGGTCGAGGAAATTACCACGTTCCCTGTCGGCGCGAACGATGACGTTGTCGATGCAATGACGCAGGGGCTACGCGATTTGTATCAGAGAAAAACACTCAGCCCACTGGACATCATGTAATGACGAAAAAAAATATCGTTGGTCGTCTGAATGATGGCCTGGTTAGCTTAATGACTTCGCTCGGCGAGAAGATCGGCGCGGTGCGGTATAGCAGCAGTAAACCCGACGTGCCGGATAAAGAACTGCTCGCGATGTATAAAAAATCGTGGGTGGTGAAAAAGTACATCAACAAAACCGCTGACGACATGCTGAAGTTGCCCCGTAAATTTTCGGGCGATGTCGATAGCTCCATAACCAAGCGCATCGCAGACGCTGAAAAAGAACTGAAATTAAACTCAGTCTTTCACAGCGCGCTGGGATGGGCCTCTCTGCTGGGTGACTCGCTAATCGTGGCTATCACTGATTGTGCCGATGACCAGATTGCCTTGCCGCTCAATTTGCAGAGCGAAGATATCGTTAAATTCCTGGTGTTTCGAAAAGGTGAGTACACGCCGGACAGTAATGTCATCACCGACATACGTTCGGACTGTTTTGGTGAACCGCTGACGTATCAACTTGACGTCGGAACGAAGCAACTCAGATTTCACCATAGCCGCTGCTGCCGAACGAAGCTTGGAAATCACAGCATTAAGGATCGCGCGAAGTTTGGCACGTCAGACCTTCAGGCGCCCTACGAGCATATCAAAACGTTCGACACTGCAATCCTGAGCACCGGCGACACCATTCAGGAAGCAAATGTCGATGTGCTGTTTATCCCCGGCATGAATAACCAGATCGCAGCGGGTCAGGAAGGGCAGGTGCGCGAATACGCCAGGGTGATGAAGGACACCAAATCTTCAACCGGGATGTTATTGATTGATGCTGGCGATACCCAGGCGCAGGGGCGCTATGAGCAGAAAAACGCGCAATTTACCGGGCTGTCGGATGTGATCAGCAAAATGGCGATTGTACTGGCCGGGGCGCTGGACAGACCTATAACAGTTCTCTTTGGGGAGTCGGCCAGTGGGTTCAGTAGTGGCGAGGAAGACAACAAATCCTATTACGAGACGATTAACGGCCTGCAAGAATCCCGGCTTCGCCCTATGCAGGATTTCGCCGACCAGTTCACGCTGGACAAACTCGCCATTACGGAAAGCCTTACCTACGAATACCCGACAATCGACAGCATTAACGAGGCAGACGAAGCTAACCGGTTTAGCCAGTATGCGACGGGCTTCAATACGCTGGTAACGTCGTCAATTCTGACGGAAGAAGTCGCAATCAGGGAGATGATTAACCGCGGCGTGCTGAAGACGGTCACCGAAGAAGAAATTAAGGGGATCGTCAGCACTGGCGGTAATTCTGGTTCATGGGGTGGTTATGGAACTAAAACTGCTACTGGAGCGCCAGCAGGGGCGGCGTAAGCCTCGCCGCCGGAGGATGCGCCCCCCAACACCGAGTAAGCGCGCTGAGGTCTGGTACCGGGATCGGCTTACAGAGTTCATTGACGGAATGGTTCAGGCCTACATTGATGAGCTGGACAAGCCTACCCTGACTGATGCCACTGATACTACTCCGCTGTCTGTTACGGCGCGACTTGCCGCTGTCATGCAGCGCCTGGCGAGCATTTCCATCAAGGAAGTCGCCGCCAGGCTCTCTGCCGGGTTCGTCGCGCGCGCGAACTTTCAGAACAAAGAACAGACGCAGCGCACTTTCTTCCAGGCTTTTGGAATCGACCTTACCGGCTTGCTCGGCGATGGAGCGATAAAGCCGGAAATGGAAAAGGCGGTAAGTGACAACGTTGATCTGATCACCTCCATCCATACCGATTTTATCCACGATATCGGCGAAGCGGTTTTCGCCAATATGAAGGACGGTGGTCGGCATGAAAACCTGATCGACATTATCAAAGAGCGTGGCGGAGTTACCCGAAGCCGTGCGAAATTCATCGCGCGCGACCAGACTTCAAAACTTAACGCTGACTTCACAGAAGCCCGGAACGTTGCGCTGGGCCTTGATATTTACGAGTGGGGCGGCACAGGGGATGAGCGTGAAAGGGACAGCCATTTAGTGCTTAACGGCATGCTCTGTAAATACTCCGACCCGACAGTCTATTCAGACGACGGCGGCAAGACCTGGAAGAAGCGATCAACCATCGGGGCATTTATCGGCAAACCTGGTGAAGATTACCAGTGCCGGTGCCTCGCTCTCCCTTACGTCTCATGGGATTAATTTATGAAGTGGAAACGAACACCGCAGGGGTACGTGATTACCACTGCGACGATAACCCGTGCCGGGCCGATTGAGTATTACGGCCACGAACTCGGGTTAACCGGCAGCGATGCCAACAAAAAAATCACCGTTATCCGCACCCTCGACGAACTGTCTAAACCCGAAACACTCGCTTCCTTCAACGGCCTCCCGTTCACCATTACTCACCCCGATGACGGGGAGGTGACCGCTGCAGACCATAAAGACAAGGCATCTGGTCACATTGCTAACACACGCATCGAAGGTGGTGAGGTGGTTTGCGACGTTTATCTGACTGATGCCGCAGCAATAGAGACGCTCGAGGAGACGGGGATACGTGAGGTTTCAGTGGGTTATGAGCCTGCGGAGCTGGTGGAGCGTGGCGGGAAGTTTTACCACATTAACATTCGCGGCAATCACGTCGCGGGCGTGGCAGAGGGGCGTTACGGACCTCAGTGTAAGTTAAACGACAAAAAAGGTAAGCCAATGTTCAAAACATTAACTGATGCCCTGCGTTTCCTGAAGGGCAAAAAACTGAAGGATGCGGAAGGCGCCGCGCTAACTCCTGATGAACTGGTCGGAATGATCGCCGCACTGGAAAAAGCTCTGGAAGATTTGAGTGGGCAGGGAACAGAAGAAGCGACGGCGCAGGCTCAGGAAGTGCTGGCGCAACTCGCAGACCTCAAGAAACAACTGGAAGGCATGACCGGGGCGCCGGTGACCACCGATGAAGATCCAGGTACTGCTGGTGGCGATGACAAGGACACGAAAATCGCTGCGCTTGAAACCGAAAACGCCGATCTTAAAGCGAAGATTAAGGCGCTGGAAGACGAGCTTGAGCAACTGAAATCTGGCAATGAAGCCAGCACTACACTTGCTGACGCAAAAGCCCGGTTCCCGAAAGTAAATTTCAACGATGCCAAATCAGCGCGTGACGTTCGCGCCGCTGTTCTGGTGAGCACTAAGGCATTTAACGATGCCCAGGTTAAAACAATGACCGACAGCGAAGTACGTGCCGCTTACGCAGCCATTCAGGCGACCTCTAAGCCGCGTAGTGAAATCGGTGCTCACCTGCTCAACGACTCCTCGAAACAAAGCACCAAAACCGCAACTCAACGCCTTGGGGGTAAATAATCATGGCATTTGGATTCACTGACTGGGACGGTGCCGACGGCACTATTAAACCAGGTTCAATCAAACGCGCCTCCAGCTCTAACGATAAAATCTGGGGCGAAGAGAACCTGACGGATACACCACTGGCCTACGGTACTTTCGTGGCAGTTAACCCGCTTGGCGGAGTAATGCCACTGGCAGCTGATACCCGCATTCACGGCATTGTCGTTCGCGATATCTACGGTGAAGCGTCACCAGCTAACAAGCAGGCAAACATCGGTCACTTCTCTCACGGTGACTGCGTGGGCGCCCTGACCGTAGATGCAGCAGACTTTGCTCGCGGCGACACCGCTTACATCATCCCTGCCGGGGCAGATGCTGGCAAGGTTACCAATGTGGCAATCGGCAATATTGATTTGGGTTACTGGGTTGAGGATGTAAGCGCAGGTAATAACTGCGTGGCGATCACCCTGGGTTACGTACAGAAAACGGCAGCAGGAGTATAACCAATGCCAATGGAAGCCGCAGATTTTGAAAACGTACTGCAAGAGGTGCTAACTGAGCGCGATATGCAGTTGCAGGAAAAAGAGTTGCCGGAAATTAACATCGGTGAAGCATTGCCGGTTAAAGAAGGGTTGGACTTCGCTCTGGAGTACGTTGATTTCGGCGTATCTAAAGTTGTCGGCTCTGTAAAAGACGGCATTATCGGTAATAAAACCAACAGCCTGAAAACTATCGATAGCGATATCGAATGGATGAAAGCGCCTGTTGGACAGTGGGCAAAGGCCGCCACCTGGACGCAGCAGGAACTGGAGAAGATCGCCCGCCTGAACATCAACCTGCAATCCAAAAAGCAGGATGACCTGTACGCAAACGCCCTGGCAACGATTCAGTATGCTGGATACGTGGGGCATGGCGGAGTGAAGGGGCAAGAAGGGTTATTGACTGGCTCTGCTGTTCAGTTGATTACCGATCCAGCCAACAAGACCATTACTGATATGACGTCAGATGAATTCGTTAAGCTGGTGCTGGATGCTTACAACGTGGCGTGGCGCAAGTCCAGCTACCGCATTCAGCCTACGCATATTGCAATGGATGCCAGCGACTTTATGCTCGCCATGCAGAAGTTCGACCCAACGCCAGTAATCGTAGGAACTGACCTGCTTCCTATTGCTGCGATGGATCGGATTATGGCTGCACTGCGTAAAGCGTCAGGTAACGAATCGTTCAGCATCACGTTTGTTAAGGTGCCAAGTAATTATGCGGTCGGCATCAAGGCGGGAAAAACGCGTCTGGCGGTTTACACCTACGAGGCTGATTACCTTGAAATGGAAGTTCATATGCCAGAGCTTCTGGCTGTGCGCTCCCGCGACCTGTTGACCTATGAGTGTGGCTATCGTTCTGCCTTCGGTGGTGCGATGTGGAAACAGCCGCAGTCCGCGGTGTATGTGGATTACAAATCCTCTCCGGCAGAGTAATCACAGGGGGTAGCATGGATTTCACCGTTCGTTACCCCGAGTTCGCCAGTGTTGCCCCTGCTCGAATAGAAGGGGCGCTACAGGATGCAGCAAACCAGATGAGCCGCAAAGTATGGAACAAGCTCTATGAGCAAGGGCTTCATGCTTTAGCGGCACATCTTCTTTATGCCTCAGGTGCGTTAACCCCTTCCGGAAATTCCAGCGGCAAAACTGCCCAGTCAATAACCAGTCGTTCAGTGGCTGGATTGTCTTTAGGGTATTCCGCCCCGGATGCCGGGTTTGGTGCAAATCACGATGGTTATGCCTCCAGTTCTTACGGCCAGGAATACATCAGGTTACGTAAGCTGGTGGGCGTCCACGTGCTGGCGATTCGTTAGGGCGGAGTGTTTCTCATGACGCCAGAAGAAACCTTAAGACTAACCACGGAATATCTGAAGAACCTTCAGGCGATGAAAACCCATTACGTCGCCGTAGGTTTGCCAGCGGGCAAGGTGGGAAATAAAACCCACGATGACGGAACATCGATAATTGAGATCGGGGCGGTTCACGAGTTCGGTGCTGAAATCGATCACCCTGGCGGGACGGGGTATATGGCAACCGGTGGAAAAGCTACGTTTACCCGCAAGACCTTCATGGGTCCGGTTAGCGGATTTACAGCGGCTCACAAGATAACGATTCCTGAACGATCCTTTCTTCGCGCTCCTTTCACCCTCAAAAAGTCGGAAATTAACCGGGCAATCGAAAAGGCCTGTGAAGCCGTAGGCTCCGGGCGTATGGATGCTGACACCGCATTAAATTTGATAGGCGCGACGGCGCGAAATATCAGCGTGAAGGCCTTTGAGACTGCCGGGTATGGCACGTGGTCAGATATCACTGCTGCAACTAAAAAGGCTAAAGGATCGTCTGCGCCGTTAATTGATACAGGCGCCCTGCGTGGTGCCATAACGTGGGAGGTTCGTAAGTGAGCGACTTATCAGACCTTGATATGAGCGACGCATTAATCGGCTGGGAACAGCCTGTAAAACTCAAAACCCGTACTGAAACCACCATCGATTTTGAACCGTCCGTGACTGTTAGCAGCCAGGACATTCTGGCGGTGGTGCAAAGTGCGAACAAAGAGAATCTGACGCTGGATAGCCTGGACTGGTCGAAAGAATATCTGCTGATTCATGCACGGCTGAAAATTGAAACCGGTCAGTTTATTGAGAAGGGAGGCAAGGATTACAAAGTCGTGTCCCCGGCTGATTACATGGATTATGGATTCTGCGCCGTCATAGCTGAGGAAACCCGGCTCCCGCTACTGGTGCCAACGCCATGACACAACCCCATCTGAAAGCGGTCGCGCGTTTCGTGCGTGACCTTCTGGACTACGACGAGCAACTGATCAAGTTCGACCGCCGGAACGTGCAGGCGTCCGACTTTTCCACCAGTTATATCGTGGTAAACGGCTCACTACCGCAATCAGTGCTGGCCCGGGGCCAGCGCTTTAATGGTGACGCTGAAGTGATGACTTATAGCGCCTCAGTGAGTCACGCGATTGCCCTGGAGTTTTACGGGGATAAGGCTTACGTCAATGCTGAAAGCTTCCTGATGCTGAGTGAAAGCCAGCACGCCAACGAACTGCGCCGCACGCATTCACTCACCATCATGGCCGTCTCAAACATCATCGATGTGGGGCAACTCCTGGGGCAGTCCCACGGCAACCGTGTTCACCTGAGTTTCAATGTTCAGTATGCCCCTGCGCGGGACGTGCAGACACTGCGCATCGATACGCCGCAGTTTCAATTTTTAGAGGATAAGTAAATGTCGGCATCAATTAATAACGTCATTAATGTGACGCTTCTCGAAGAGGGACGGGCGGCGGCGCGAGATAACATCAACGTTTGCGCAATGCTTACCAGCCAGACGGGGGTATTGAGCACCGCTGAACGCTGGCGTTCATACAAAAGCGCATCTGCTGTCGAACAGGACTGGGGGGCTTCTTCGGTCACCGCAGCATTTGCGAATGTGTTTTTCGGGACCAGCCCTAACCCGGTATCCGCGGGCGGCACGCTGATCGTCGGTTACTGGAACGCTGCCGGGGAAACGCTGCCTGCGACCAGCGGTGTACTGCGTGGCGGTGAGATTTCTCAGGCAGTCGTACTGCCAGCGTTACGCGAGAAGTCTGACTGGTCATTCAGTATTGAGATTGACGGTACGAAGCACGATGTGACCGAAATTAATGGCATGACGGCGACGACACTGGCAGATGTAATCGCCCAAATCCAGGCGAAAATTACGCCAGATGTTGCATCGGTTGTTTTTGATGGCAGCCGTATAGCGATTACCAGCAAATCGACAGGGACTAACTCTGTTGTTGGTTATCCGACAGTGCTGGATGGTGGCTCTTTTATTGGCGATCTGCTGGCGGTTGCGGAGGGTTCCGGCGCTTCGCTGGTAAACGGTAGCGCATCAACTGAGATTTCACCGGAAACACAACTGGAATCTCTCAGCAAACTCAAAGCGCAGGTCAACGTAAAAGGCGCGGCCTTCATCGACAAAATTCTCGATGCGCAGGTGCCGTTGATCGCTTCATGGGCTAAAGCGAACGCGGTAATCGTGTATGAGACATTTACCGGTTCGGCAGCTCTGGAAGTTGATCCGACTAACCCGGCATGGGCGGTAACACTCGCCAGCCAGAGTAATTTCCGCATGCTCTACAGCAAATCAGGCAACCGGAAATTTAGTGTTAGCTATATGGCGCGCACGCATACCGTTAATTTCAACGGAGAACGCACTGCAATCACTTTGCACCTCAAAACGATGAACGTGCCGGCCGAAAGTTATGAGCAGACGGAGATCGACAAAGCGAAGCGCGTAGGTCTCGACATCTACACCACGATTAAAGACGTTCCCTGCGTGCTGTCAAGCGGTGCTAATGATTTTGTCGACAACGTCTATAACCTGATGGCCTACGTTGACGCAGTGCAGACGGATTCCTTCAACCTCCTTAAAACCACGCCGACTAAAGTCCCACAAACCTATTATGGCGTTGATCAGTTAGAGGACTGTGTAGAGAAAACCACGCATGGGTTTGTGAAGGCTGGGGTGTTCAATCCGGGTACCTGGACGCTGCCTGACTTCTTCGGGGATCGGGATATGTTTCTGCGAAATATCGAGCAAAACGGGTATTACGTGCTGGCCGGTGACCTGAAAGACCAGTCAACCGCAGACAGGCAGGAACGCAAATCCCCGGTTGTTCAGGTAGCAGTGAAGAATGCTGGTGCTGTTCACAGTGCCGATATCATCATCAATTTCAATAAATAAGGAGCGGTAAATGTCTAAGATTGTTATCAGTGCAGATACCGCGACCATCGTTCTGAATGGGCGAATCATCACGGATATCGCTGCGGGGGACTACGTCACGCTGACGCCATCCAATCCTCTTACAAGCCGCGCCAATAGTGCGAATAACGGCGTCACAATCTCCGGGCGTGTTGATGCCGGGGTGCATGTGATGGTGATACGTGTCCAGAAATTTTCTAACGATGATATCTGGCTTAACCAGCAGCGCAACGCCGCGATCCCCGTTGTCCTTAACGGCTCAGTTAAAGAGTCGTTCGTGCGCGACGGCGCGGCACTGAAGGAAACCTACGATCTACAGGCCGGTTCTATCACTACACAACCGACGCAAACCAAAAACAACCAGGACGTTAACGCACTAATGGAATACACCATTGAGTACCGCAATGTCGTGCGTAACGTATAAGGCCAGATATGTCTAAAGAACAGCAGAAAAAAGCACTCGAGATGATCAAGGCGGTCTACGATGACGGTTTTGCTGAGATTAACGGCAACCGCTACGACTTTGCAGCGATGACGCACAAAAAACGCCGCAAGGTTTTTGCCTTCTTCACAGGCATTGCCTCTGAGTTATCGCGGCAGTCTCTTGAGTTTCTGGACTCAGAGCGATTCGAGGAAATTGAACGCCTGATGTTCGATTACGTTCTGTTTGACGGTGTGCAACTGTCCAAGCAGCCGGAACACTTCGAATCCTACCCTGGTGATTACGTCATGCTAATCACAACAGCGCTTCAGGTTATCAGCCTGCCTTTTATGGGCGGGAGCAATATGAACTCACGTTCAGAAGCTCCAGACGTTCAGAAATTTACGTTAAAGCCTCGAACATAAGCGACGACATGAGCATGTATCTGGCGCTGTCAAAGGCCGGATACGGCCCCTATCACGAACTAGTTAAATTAGACACACCAGATCTGTTTGACATGCTTGAGTTCGAGAATATCAGCGCAGACATTCAACACTACGAGATGGAGAAGGCGCGGAATGGCGATAGTTAACGAGCTTATTACCAAATTCGGTTTTATCGGTAATCTGGCGCCGCAGGAAACCTTCAATGCAAATCTGAAAGCGTCTATTGGTTTGCTTGCCGGGCTTGGAGCCGCTATCGCCGGTTCGGCTGCGGGGGTTGCTGGCTGGGTGACGTCTGTCAGTCAGTCTATTGATCCGCTGGTCCAGTTCTCCCGGGAAACGGGGGTGGCGATCGAGACCGTTCAGTCACTGGGTTACGCGGCGTCTGTAAATGGCTCAAGTGTTGATGCGTTGCAGGCTTCGCTAGGTGAGATGACAAAAAGAGTGGGGGAGTTCGTTTCCACCGGCGAGGGGGAGGCGAAAGACGTTGCGGAAAGGCTGGGCCTTCAGTTCAAGGATATGAACGGGCAGGTAAAAAACTCCGATGTGATATTTCGTGAACTGGCCGACAAACTGCACGGCATGAGCCAGGCAGAGAAGTTTTCTGTTCTGGATAAGATGGGTATCGACCGTTCCATGGTGCAGTTGCTATCCATGACGGGCGAAGAAATATCTTCGTTGCAGAACAAGGCCGAAGCGCTTGGTGTTGTCACGCAAGACCAGGCCGATCAGTTTGCAGCCTACAACGATTCTCTGACAACGCTGGGGAAAGGCTTTGATGGTATCAAATTTCAGGTTGCCGTCGGATTTGTGCCGGTACTGAAAGACCTGGTGGATGGGTTTACGGACTTTCTCATTGCTAATAAGGATCTCATCAAAAACGGGCTGGCCCATCTTGGGGAAATTATCTTCTCCGTTATGGGTATGATCCGTCGCTTCCTGCCGATTATTGGTCTTATTACCACCGGATTTGTAGCCTGGAAAATTGCTGCTATAGGACTTAGAACGGTGCTGGCAACCATATTCTCTCCTGTCGTACTGATCACTGCCGCCATTATCGCTGTCGTTCTTGTTATCGATGATTTGCTGACGGCTATGGAAGGTGGCCAAAGCGTTATTGCTGATTTCTTCAAAGATAACTGGGGAATAGATATTGTTCCCGCACTGAAAGAGGCGAAAGCGTCGCTCATGGCTTTCATAAACTACGCCATTGGCGTGTTTAAACCGCTTGCTGATGCGATTGCCTCCATGTTCAGGATGGTGTGGCATCTCATCACAGGTGCGTTTACGGGTGATTTTCAGGATGCGATGAAGGATGCGCAGAATATCTTTGATTCTCTTATAGCGTTTATCACTGGTGCATTTGGTGTCGTTGGTGATGCGATTAAATACGTGTTTGGCGATGCCGGCTCGTTTGTCGTTGATGTATTCACTACTGCCATCGAAAACACGAAGCTGATGTTCTCAGCACTATGGAAGTTAGTCACTGGCGATTTTGAAGGTGCATGGGGGGATGTGGTAAAAATCTTCGATAACGGCGTCGAACTGATGAAAAAACCATTCACGGCTTTTATTGACTGGGCGAAAAACATCTTTGCTGGGCTGGGGGAATACATCAGCAATATTATCAGCAACGCTGCTTCAAATGCCTGGAATGCGACAAAGTCATTCTTCGGGGTCGGTGAGGATGAACAGCAGCAGGGAGTAACCGGCGGCGGTAACGGCGGCATGAGTCCTGGTGGTATTCCTTACGGCATGAATGCTGCGGTGGGACTCGGTGGTGGTGGCGTGACAAGCAATTCAAGCGTCAGCCAGCAGAACACGATTCACATCAACACATCCGATCCGGTTGTCGCCGGGAATACTGCGGCAGATAGCCTGCAACAAAACATGAAGGATGCCAACCGGTTGAGTGGCAGAGGAGGTCGGTAATGGGGATTCTAGACGGCCTCATGCAGGCGCAATCCTCGGGCAAAGATACTGTTAAAAAGGTAGGGATCGGCGGGTTCTCAATGTTTGCGCGAGTTAGCGACGCTACTGAATACCCATCTCAAGTTCCGGTAGACGTGCTGGAGGACGGTAGTAACGCGTCTGACGATATTATCAATGGCCCGCTGACGATAAAAATCAGCGGTGTTGTTGCCGATATTTTTGTCGATGCGAAACCAAACTCTTCTTTTAGCCTGATGCCAGATTATTCGAAGTATGGTGAGGTGCTGGAGTACATCCCCGCAAAGACGCAGCAGCAGTTGCAAAAAATGAATGAGATTGCCGACCGCGCAGAGCAGGCCATCTTAAAGGCAAAACGCCTGGCTGATAAAGGAGCCGACCTGTTTGGGCTGGTGGGCAACCTGTCTACTGGTGGCGCTAAAGGTATACGCGAGCAATTTCTCGACTTCATTGAGGGGGTGTACTACGGCAAGCAGCTTATTTCCGTGGAGGTGGATTATCGCACCCATGAAAATATGGCGTTAAGCGGCCTGACCATCAGTACCGACAATCAAACGATGGAAACTAAGTTTGAAGCCAGTTTTACAAAAATCACCTTCACGCAACTGACTACCGCACCGATTGAGCAGCACTTCAAATCCCCCTCGGCAGCTGCTAAATCAAAAACGGCGGGCGTTGCTAATAAGGGGGCGCAGACGCCCGCTGATAATTCTAAAAAAAGTAACGGGACCAGCCAGTCAAAATCAGTCATGACCTCGTTAAAAGGGGCGGCGAAATCTTTATTCTAATGAGAGCAACGTATGGATCCGATAACCAACATCACTGACGAACCTATCCAGCGGCATGTTCTGATTTTTGACCGTGGTGAGGCTGTGGTCACTATTCGTTATCTGCCTACGGTTGAAATGTGGAAAATGCGCGTGGAGTACAACGGTGATTACATCGACGGCGTGAAGCTGTCCCTCGGGACGCTACATTTTCGGCACAAGAACTGGCCTTTCGACGTTGTGTTACTTTGCGCTGACAATTCCGGCATTGACCCATATCGGGCTGACGACTTCGCCAGTGGTCGCATCGAAATGTATCTGGTCACGCCGGAAGAGATGATTGATATTCGCGGGGGAGACGTGCCGTGATGGATACTTTTTACCGTGATTATCGGCTGACGGTGGGGATCGGCAATCAAGCAGTGATTATCGAGCCACCGATCACCGTGTCATTCAAGGCGCTGGAAACTGTGGACAAGAAGTCACTCGGCAAGCTGAGTGTGTCCATCAACGGGCTAAAGCCTTCCACGCGTCTGCAATTGCTCAAGTCCGAAGATGAAGAGAAGTATATCCCCGTTCGACTCGAGGTTGGTTACGACGGCAAGCTGCGCCAGGTATTTCAGGGTTCGGTTAAAAGCGGAGCAGTAAAGCGTGAGGGGGCGATCCACATCGTCAGCCTGGAATGTGAAGACGGTGGCCACGACTATATCAACGCCTTCACATCGCGCACGGTACGCGGGAAAGATCAGGTCGTCGATTCTGTCTTGCAGGATATGCCAAACACGAAAAAAGGCTCTGTGACGAAGCAACAAGCACTCATCAGGCCGAAGGTTCTGGTAGGTAGCTCCAGTAAAATTCTTACCGATACCCTTGCGCCCGACGAGTCATTTTTCATCAAAGATGAGCGCGTCCACATCCTCAAGGCTAATGAGGTTACATCGGGTAACATTCCAGTCGTGAATGCGCGTAGCGGCCTGCTAAATACGCCTCAGGCTACGAAGATTAGCGCGCAGGATGACGGCGGGAAAAAGGCCAAAAAGCCGACCAATGAGCCTGATACGGATCCGGCAGGCAAAAAAGATACTGACTCGAGTACCTTAGCCAAATCCTCGAAAGGGCAGATCGTATTCGATACGAAACTGAATCCTATGCTGGTGATCGGTGGGCTTTGCGCTGTTGAAAGCGTGACGAACCCCGCGTTAAACGGGGTTTATAAGATATACCAGATTGAAACCAGCGGGCAGAACAACGGGGCAGCCTGGTATCAGAAGGTGGTATGCCAGCCTGCCGGAAATTACTCAGTTGTTAACTGAAGATTTTACTTCTTGCGTTACGCTGGAATTGGTTTTTTCTGGTGGGTGACGATCTGAAAGCCAGCCAAGAGCAAAAATAATGACTGTGAGAATAAAAATTTTCTCGCCTATTGAAAACTTCACCTTACCACCTGCATTTTTAAATGCCGTTTTCTCCTCGGTTGATAGTTTTCTAAATTGCTTATGGGTTAATACCATGACCAATGGGCGAGGTGGTTGAATATCTTCCTGACCATCCTCTAACAACGTTGAGTCCGAAAAGAAACCAAGCCGCTCAGGTGCTTGTTCCTCTACGTTCTCAGCGTGTTTACCGGTGGAGTTCTTTTGACCCGCGAGCAAGTTTCCACTCGTGTAAGACAAACCGGTACCGGGAATGCCTGCGGTTGCCTTTACCCCTTTTTTACCAACGTTCAGGGTAGCACCAGCCTTACCAATTGATGCGCTAGTAATGCCTGTTTTACCTATGTTTATATGAATGCCTGGTGCAATTTTGATGCGCTGTCTGAATTTGAATCCCATGAGTGACTCTCCTTAGTATTAAACGCTGGCGCAGGTTCGCTCTACGGCGATTAGTATGAGTATTTATCTAGCCATCCATTGAACCCACTCTGGCGGTTTTTTATGGGCTTAATTTATGATCGAAGAACTTCACGACACTATCGGCCTGGGTGTTGAATTTGCTCTGGCCGATGTTCACACCATTGTTGTCGCAAAAATAACGTCTGTAAATGACAAAACAATCAGTTGCGTCCCCGTTATCAATCGGGTTGTGAAAGGGAGCAGCAAGCAACTCCCAGAGTTCATTGAAGTCCCCCCGGTAATTTTGCAAGGCGGTGATAGTTATATCGCCGAACCAATTGCGGCTGGTGACTATTGCCTCGTCCTTATCTCTGAGCGTTGTTATGACGCTTGGTATGCGGGTAGCGACTTTGTTTCACCACTTGAAATGCGTATGCACGATTATTCAGATGGCTTCGCTCTGTGTGGGGTTAACCCACAGGCTACCGCGATCAATATCCCTAAGAAGAACAGGATGATGAAGGGGGATTCTGACCACGAGGGTGATTTAAACCTCACAGGAAATATTACCCAGAAAGATGGTAAGACGACTCTGGAAGAATGCGATGTTCTGAATGTACTTCAATATTCCCAGGTAAAGACAGGCGGTAAGTCTGGGGTGTCTGGTTCATTTCGAAGCGATGACGGGAAAACAATCACAGTTACCAACGGTATTGTCACGGAGATCTCATGATTGTTTCAGCACTTGATAAAAATGACGACTGGGGATTTGGGCGCGGGAAGGCAAACTATATAACTGGCGGTGCTGCTATCGCGCAGAAAGCCAAATGCCGGATCCGCTCGTTCAAAAACGATAATCCTCTCCACATGGATGACAACATCGACTGGCTTTACCTGTTATCAGAGAAAAACACCGAGCAGGAGATTCTGCGGGAGATAGAGCGCGTGACGCTGGCGACGGATGGGGTTATGCGCATTACCGCTCTGGCGATGGAGGTCAATAAGGCCACCCGGTCACAAAAAATCGAACTCAGCATTGAGACCGTCTATGACCAGCAGACGATCACCTTCCCGGTCAACGGAGCGTTGAAGAATGGCACTACAGTTTAGCGACAACGGCCTTGAGACAAGCACTCTCCGGGAGTTATTTCAGGAACTGAGCGACGGATATAAGGGAATTTATGGTCAGGATATCGATTTAGACCAGGAATCTCCCGACGGTCAACGCGTGGCAATCGAAGCTCAGGCTCGGGCAGATATTGAAGCCGCGCTGCAATGGCTTTATTCCCAAATGGACCCCGATTTTAATACTGGTGATATGCAGCAGATTATCGCCAAACTTCACGGGCTTTTCCTTCGCCCCGGCTCCCGGTCTCAGCGTGACCTTAAAGTCACAACAGACAGGCCGGTGCTTCTCTATAGCGGGTACAAGATACGGGACCAGGCAAATCAGGTCTGGGCTATCCGACAGGACGTGACCGTTCCGGCGGGCGTCACAACAGCCACCTTTTTTGCTCAAAACTTTGGGAAAGTTACTGGGCTTGTGAATGACACCTTCACTCAACTCACACCAGAACCAGGGATTGTGAGCATTATCTCTGATTCCGCGGTTGTGGTCGGTCGGGATGAGGAAACGCCTGAAGAATTCAGGCAACGCCGGAACCGGTCGCTTGAGAACCCGGCAACAGGTAGCACTGGGGCGGTTTTCGCTAAAGTTGCTCAACTGACAGGTGTAATTGATCTGAATATCGGAGAGAACGACACAAAAATTGATAATCCGACGACGGGTATCCCGGCCAATTCAATATGGCTGGTCGTTGAGGGGGGAGCGATTTCAGAAATTGTGGAGGTGATGGTTAAACAGAAAGGCGGTGGAACGGGAACGAAAGGCAGCATAACCGGACGTTTTACCGAGACCCTGATTCGGCCTGACGGCACTTCATTTCTGATAGCCCATGAACTTCAGTTTGATCGGCCCATCTATAAGCCGCTTCATATCAGGCTTAATGCCCGCCGGAAGATTCAAAGCGAACCGATAGATATCGATACTCTCAAAAAATCTCTTGCATCACGCACCATGCATATTGGTGAGTCTGTGGATGCCAATGAATTTTATGAGAATGGGTATGGGGTAGGACGGGTAAATTTTGTGCTGACCAATCTGCAAATTAGCAGTAATGGGGCAGATTACACCGATGCTGAGTTATCGCCAGGCTTTCAGGGAAAGTTCACGTTGAGTGTGGAAAATATAGACGTTAACGAGGTGGTCCAGTGAATGACGACATCATTAACCGCTACACGCTAATGCTCATCAAACAATATTGGGAAAAGAAAAAAGCAAGATCAGAGATACAGGCCATGCTCAGGCACTGGCAAATCATCGCCGATTTTATTCGTAACCCAGATAACTTTGATCTCGACCGGGTTACCGGATACCGGCTTGATGTCATTGGCCGGATAGTCGGCCTTCACCGTAGTGTGCCTGCTGTTATTGCCCGTGTATTTTTCGGGTTTGACGGACATCTGAATACCGCAGGCTTCGACAGTAAATCTAATGCGGCGTATGTCGGCGCACCTTTCTACAGCAAGTTTTCGCCGGCATATGGTGACTATCAACTGGCTGACAATGAGTATCGCAGGTTCCTTCGGGTCAAAATTGCGCGAAACGCCGCAGGTGCAACGATAGCGTCAGACGATCGGGTCAGCCTGCAGGATGTTATACAGACGGCTTTCAACGGCGAAGCTTACGTGACCGACAGAAAAGACATGACGCTTGCTTTGAACGTTTCGCCGCGGGTATCAGTTGAAGAGTTACGCCTGATTGTGAAGCTTGGCCTGCTGCCGAAACCTGCGGGCGTTCGATACGATTATTTTTATCAGGTGACTCCTGGTCTGACATTCGGTTTCTCGCGAAACCCTTCGGCCAGAGGATTCGCCAGCAAGTTTAATACCGCCTACCAGGGCGGTTTTTTTTCGAGGAAAATCCATGTCTAAGATTGTACGATATCAGGGAGATGTTCGGGCTTTTGCCTCTGATGCACAGGGAATGGAAAGAACCGTGTTTGGTGGAACAAATCAGGCGGATGACCTGACCTCGCAAATTACGGCATCTTTCCTTCGCGGATGGGGCATTGTTGGCGCTTCCGAACACCCCTCGCTTGAGGACTTCAATGCGGCAATGTATGCAATGAGTCAGTTCATTGCGTATCAGCACCAAATGGGGGTTCCAGAGTGGCATGCAGAACAGGAATATCATATCGGTTCGATCTGCACACATAACGGTGAATCTTATCAGTCCTTACAAAATGCAAATATTGGTAGCCAGCCGCCATCAGCAAAATGGACTCCTGTATTAACGTCAAAAAACGGTCTCGCAAACCTTGGTTTGGGAGAAGGTGCTCCAGCTATTGGCGTTCCGTTCTTCTGGCCGTCCGCTGCAATGCCAAATACTGTAATCGACAGCTGGTCCAGTATGGTGTTTTTGAAGTTCAACGGGGCGAAATTTTCTGCCTCTGATTACCCTGTGCTGGCGAAAGTGTTTCCTTCACTGGTATTACCTGAAGCCCGCGGTGATTTCATTCGTATCTGGGATGACGGGCGAGGTGCCGATGGTGGTCGCGAATTATTAAGCTGGCAGGAAGCTACAAACTTTTCTCAGTTTGCCGGGAATATAGGCGGAGGTGCGGGACACGCAATTAACTTTCATGATGGCATCGCCGGAAATCAGCCAGGATTTTCACGATTTAATTTCACCAGTAACTCTGTGGGTGATGGTGTGAATTTTGTTGCTGTCAGACCGCGAAATATTGCATTTAACTTTCTGGTGAGGGCTAAATAATGAAACCTGTTTTTGATGAAAATGGGCTGGCTACAGTGCCGGGCGATATGCGTTGTTTTTATTATGATGCTGAAACATCTGAGTATACGGGCTGGTCTGATGAATATATTAATACTGGCGTAAGTATGCCCGCCTGTTCCACTGGTATTGACCCTGGCGAAAACATTCCGGGAAGAGTGGCAGTATTTACAGGTAAGGGATGGAGCCATGAAGAAGACCATCGCAATGAGACTGTTTACTCAATCGAAAATGGTGCTGCTGTTACAGTGGATTATATCGGTGCCATCAAAAACGGTTATGTCACGCTTTCACCGTTAACGCCATATGATAAATGGGATGGTGAGAAATGGGTGACAGATACTGAGGCACAACACGGTGCCGCAGTAGAAGCGGCAGAAGCACAGCGCCAGTCACTGATTGATGCTGCAATGGCTTCCATCAGTCTGATTCAGCTGAAATTACAGGCCGGGCGGAAGCTGACGCAGGCAGAAACCACCCGGCTTAACGCCGTGCTTGATTACATTGACGCGGTGACGGCAACAGATACGAGCACCGCGCCGGATGTCATCTGGCCTGAACTGCCGGAGGCGTAGGCCATTCAATATCTGGAGCACTGGAGGTATCAACCAGTTCCAGTGCGTCCAGATAATCCAGCCACAAATTATATTGCGCCAGTTCCTCACCTTTCAGACGACCAATAGCCGCTTTACCAGGCCATTGCTTGGTATTCATATATTCGTTGGACTGATTAATCAATTGCTGTTTTTTCAATTCGGCTGCGGCAATCTGTTCCTCATGCGTTGGTGGTGGAATTTCAGACCATGCAGGAAAACCATTTTCCCCAGCGATACGGATTTTTCCTTTCGGCGGTAATCCGGAAAACTCAATATACACCTGCTCATCAACTTCAACAGCATCATCTGGCCATGAATTTACATTGATGTAGTCATCCTTAAGCGCAGGATTCACAAAAATATTTAAAGATGGACTAAAAAACACATCACCCTCCTATAGCAACATAACAGCCCGATACAGGATTTGCGGCAGTCGCTACGCTGGAAAAACCACGAAAGCCGCTTTTTGTGATTGCGGAAGCAGATAGTATTCCGGCACCCGAAGGTGTATGCCCCACGTGGCTGGCAACCATCACGTAGCACGCCGACGGAAAAGCGAAAGGGAAATTGTTTAAATATCCCGCATCATCCCCCAGACTTCCCCCAAACTGCCCCACTCCCCACTGGATAATAAGTGGTCTCCGAACGCCAGAAATAATTAATGGAATTGCTACATACCCATTCACCAACATAGCGCCGGTTGTTGCGCCAGCCAGAGCCAATTCCCCCAAACCAACCTTTTTTATAACCATCAAAAATCTGGTGATGCTTCGCCGTTTCTCCTGTTTTCATAACAGGAGAAATCCCATGATTTACGGTTATGCCCGAGTATCAACAAACCACCAGGATACTGAATTGCAACTAACGGCGCTCAAGTCAGCGGGTTGTGAGAAAATTTTTGAAGAGCATGCCAGCGGGAGGAAATCGAATCGGCCGGTTCTAAAACGGCTGATCGCCACTATGCAGCCGGGGGATGAACTGGTGGTCTGGAAGCTGGACAGGATAGGCCGCAACGTTCTGCATGCGCTGTTGATGTTCCAGCAGTTACAGGAAAAGGGTATCAACTTCCGCAGTATTACCGATGGCGTGGATCTCAAAACAGCCAGCGGCCGCTATAACTTTCGTAACATCCTTTCCGCAGCACAATATGAATCTGATCTTAATAGCGAACGTACCTTAGCAGGGCTGGCCGTAGCCAGGGCAAAAGGGCGAGTTGGTGGTCGCAGGCCTAAGTTCACGAATGAGCAATGGCGGGAAATGGGGGAGCGGATGGCAACCGGTGAATCACGACAAAGCGTATCAAAAACGTATGGAGTAGGGCTCTCAACTCTGTATAAAAAGTTTCCAGCTAGCTGA